ACGAAGAAAAACAAAAAAAACTTTAAATTTAAATTCCTATTTTCGTCTGTTTTTTTTTCTTTTTTCGTCATCCTTTTTTTCATGTTTTTCATATCAACATTTTAAATCTAGCATCATAATTTTCTTTAACTTTTCCAAGACTTAATCCTTTGTTCAAGAATTTTAGAAAGTTGTTAACTCTTCCTTCCTTATATTCTTCTTTGTTATTCTTCAATTTTTGCCTATGTAAAAGCCTTATCCAATTACCCATAAAAGCCATTTTATCTCTAATTGAAAATCTTTTTCTCCATAAGCCTTTATTATTATCTTTTGATCCCGGAAGGTCTATTCCCCAGCATAACTCGCTTTCTTGATTAAACCACACATTGATATTTTTACGTTCTGAATTTATCACATCATCCAAAAACGTAAATGAGTCTATTCTTCCCTTTAATAGAGCCAAGTACATCGCTATTCCCACAATTCCACTTATCCATATTTTAATTTCTTGATCAGAGGAAGGTCTCTCTTGTGCACAGTTGCAATTCTTTTTATGTTTTTTAGTAGTGGTCAGATGACTCTCTGATATAATTATTAGGCAAATTACTGCTAATTCTTCTGTAGAAAAAAAACTTAAATTTTCTTCCTGGGATATTGCTGACATTGCAACACCATCCACCCCAGAATTTTGTAGCATTTGACTCAATTCAATTAGTGAATTGGGTTGTAATTCTATTGGGATTCCTTTCCCTAATTCTTCATTTAACAATCTCTCAGCTCTACCAAACTCATCTTCAATCTTTCGATTAATGTAAAAAAACTCCCAATTCTCAACTAACACTTTTCGATCAAATTGTAAACAAGGGACTAATTTATTCCTATAGTCCTTGAAGAGAACATAAACCTCACTGGTTTTTGTACTTGATAAATTTGTGTTTACCAGTTGAACTGATGAAAATAAATGGCCTAACATGTCAAGTATATTCATTTCACTTTTCAGCAGGTAAACCAAGTAAGTTTTCAATATTAGACATCCCCCCTCTTCTAGTAAATATATCAGGTGATTCTTAACATTCTGATATATTCCTTCCATCATATCATTGTTGATTACTTCCATATCAAGTACTATTAAATCTATCATCATAGAATTCTGTTTTTTGATCTTCACGAAGTACCTCCAAGTCTCCACTCTAGACAAATCACTCGGTTCTTTCCAAACATCATAACAATTCACACACCTCATTGAATCATTCCCTAATTCCATGATGGCTGTAGGAGGACTAGGTCTAGTCCCATGCAATGGTTTGTCGTCAAGGATTAATAAGCTATTGAATATGCCTCTACTTACTGGTTTAATTCGGAGTAGACAAGATGTCATTCCCCCGGAGCCATCTCCTCCACATAGAAAATCTCTGTATGTCAGTTTTGATCTCTCCACAATTGTTCGTAGTTTGTAATGTGCTCCTGTCGCAATTTGATTGACTCTTAACCCTGATATCAAAGGATTTGAATGGTATGGAATCCTTTTGTCCCTAACTAAATTTTTATTCTCTTCGCTACTAGATGTTAAATACCAAATATCCAAATAATTTGCTTCTCCACTATATTCTATACCCCAAACCCTATCTTCTATTGTATCTTCATACTGGGATACCTCATGTGTTCTTGACTCTCCATACCTGAACTTTACTGCATGACGGATTTCTGAACTTACAAACTTCAAGTTCTTCAAACACTCCACCATCTCCCGCTTAACACGGGTTTTATCCAGTTCATCATTGGACTCATTCATTATACTTATGTATAAATCTTGGCATTGTTGGAGTTTTAATTTCATCTCTTTGTTGAGACCCTCATGTATTAATATCTTGTAAGTTAGATGACTCAATCCAAAACTGCATATAACTTCATTTGTTCTCATATCAGAGAAGACCCACGACACTTTCCTTAGTATTAATTCTTTTCTTCTATAGTATAATTGCTTTAAAAATGACCTGAGGATACTTCCTAAATCACTTAAATTCATAGGATAACTAGTAGGTATTTTGTGAGGTAATCTTTTTATAGAATTGTAAATGGATGGATGGCTAATAAAATTTGTAAACTCAGAGATAAAGGAAGATCGATCTATTAGAAAAAATACTGTTCCTTGGAGAGCTAATTTAGGCTTCTTGAGAATCATATAATTTCTTCTGTGAGTTAGATTTAGAGATCCACAAATTTTGAATCCGTCCAAAATACCCTCCAGGAATGGAAATCCATCTAATTTAGATCTTATGGACACAGGAAACAGACTTTTGAACTCATAATTCCTTTTATGACTTAATAAAGAATCACCGACTAACCATCCAATGGTTTTTCCGATTTCATAGGATTTATCCTCTTTGCTTAAATACTCCCATTCTTCATCGTTATCCTTGATCTCTACATGTATTTTTTCTTCTCCCCACATATTCATGCTTTTTGGCCTCCACTTTTCTAGAATTTGTGATACATTACGTGGTTTGTATTCCCAACTAGATTCTAGTACTGGTTCTCTAATCTCCCTAAGACATTTATTGCATTTAATGTGATAATGATGTATAATAGATTGAAGTTTTCCTCTTTCTTTGATTATGGATGACATTTGACACCAGACTAATGTTGATTGAAACATGAAATCATAATTCACCTCTCCTAATCCACACATAGTATCTGTTGTAGCAATACACCATGTGAAGCAACTAGGAGAGTTTGCTGAAAACCCTCCAGAGCTAACCCTACTGCATCCAAATCTATGTAGTGAAGACCCAGTTCTTTTGTACCCCTTAATTTGATCCTCCCAATCTTCCCCAGTTAGAGCTTTTAAATTGTTAAAAATTGATTTGGCAAGCATGCTCTCTGGATCAACGAACCAGTTGATACTCTTCCTCAAATCACATGCCCTTCTCAACACTGGGACCTTAGTCTCTTTCTCCCATGGTTGTAATATAGATGTGCTTTCCTTGGTATTAGACCCTAAGTATGGGTAATAAGGACCTCGGTAGTGGCATTTTTGTGGCATCCCTTTAGGCATTAAGACAGTTAAATAATTATTACCTAAACCATTTTCCCTGCAAAACTTGCAAGAGTCCTCTCCCCCTCGATAGCATTGGAACATTTCAGCCGGATGAGGTACTGTTGTTCCCAGGACTTCCTTCCCCCATGATCTTTTGCGAAGCGAGTCCGCTAGATGTGCTGAGCATTCCCACATAGAGTTACCTCCAATTTTGCTTCTATTCACAATTTTGATTAATCCCATTATACTCCTTACTTCTCCTTTAATCATTAATTGATCCAATTCCTTTTTGTATTTCTTTTTATAAATTCCTCTTATAGTTTTTGAATTGGTGAATAGATTTATCAAACTTTTGGTTACTCCATAATAAGTAGATTCTGCAAATTGACTAAGAAATCTTGGAAATAACGGATCTATTGTTCTTAACCATAAAAATAGTTGGTTTTCTTCACTTACCAAATTCCTCGCTGCGTCTCTTATTATTTCATTCTTTATTTTTGAACAGTTTTCAATTATGTTCTTCTTTACCTCTCCTTTGATCATATTACTAGAACTTAGCCCATGCCTAATATTTAGTGATTCTGGTTTTTCTATTAATTTATCTAAATCCTCTGGTTTGAAAGGGCTCAATTCTGGAGATCCCGCCGCCGACGATAATCTTCTTATTGAATCATCATTTGTGGACTCCCCTACAATTTTCCAAAATGTTAATGATTCTGTGACTCCATCAGGAAAACCTCTTATAAAAAACCGAGTTAAGCTAGTCCCTGCTATCCCTCCTAAGCTTGGGTCCAAATAAAGTAACAATATATTGTATAGCTTATTTGAAATAGTAGCTTCTTTAATGAAATCACTTATTTGACCTCTAATTGCTGGGTTGTGATAGTCTAGTAATAACAATCCGAGTGATCCAAATAATAAATGACCATTTACAGCATCATGTGGTCTCTCACTGAAGTGACCGACCGTCAACGCATTTGTGGAACTAGAATTTATTACAGTCGAAGTACTAGGTAATTGATCATTTGATGTGAAATTCACTCTAGACCATCTTTTGGTTGGTAGTCCTTTAATAGTCCCCTCTATTATAGGTACTTTCCCATAATTAATGTAATCAGCACTTGTCATAGTCTCATCTAAATTTATTTTCAATCCCAATTTTTCTGTACCTTGAATTATTGCACTCATTATTTGGTTATTGTTGCTAACCATGTTTTCAATATGACTTTCCAATTCCTCTTCATTCTGCCAACTTTCTGTCTTATAACACATACTAATTGTTTGATTATCCCCCTGTGCCAATATTTTGACCTTTGTATTTCGAATCCTGCTCTCTCTTTCAATCATCAAATAATTTAAAATACTCCATCCTTTTTGTCTTAGTCCCTCCAAACCCCCTTTTTGGCCCTCCCAACATACTTTTACTCCAGATTTGTTGAGACATTCATTACCTCTCACCATCATTAAATCAGGCCTTTGGTTATAATAAATCAAGCTTTTTTGGAAGAATTCATGAGTTCTTGTAAAGAGATTAGGTAGCCCCAAAAATTTTCCCATGACAGTAAATACTGGACCGTTAGACTCTATCCTTTGATAATTATTCCATTTTTCATAATCGATGTTGTTTGCAATAGTTATATAATCATATTCTCTGGTTCCCTGGCCGCTTGAGACATCCAACATCTTCTTAATTACTGTATTCAAATCATCAGCCATTGTTAGACCTTCAAATAAGGGTACAAAATATTTCTTGATCAGGTATTCAGTAGATACAAAATAATCCCTCAATTCGTAAGACATTAAAGAAAAGAATCTACCTTCTTCTTTAAGTTCTCGTTCCTTAGCTTTCAACCCAATCACCAATTTTTCCCAATCTAGTCCGTGATCATTAATTGCTTTAAGAAATTCAGGCCAATTCGTAGCTGGCTTTTCAAGTAATGTCTGTAGTACCCTTTTAGTAGGGATCCTTTTATGTTTTTGTTCCTTGATAATCTTTAAAACCTCAGACCTATCCAATGAGTGACTCTTATCTGAATAAATCTGACTGATGTCTATCATATCTGGTATCTCATAACATTGTGTCAGTGGTAATTCATGCCAGTGATCCCCAAATTCATCTATAATTTGTTGGGTAGGCCACGTGTTATGGGATATATGATTGTATAACTTTTGATTTTTGTCTAATTTTGTCTTATCTACAGACCAACATTTTTTCTCCAAGAAATTTTTCCTTAATATTTTAAATGCCAAGTCACTGGCTAACAAATTTGCATAGGATATGTCTACTTGACAATCTTTGTTTACTTGACTCTCTAATTTATCTAATCCCACTAAATAATCAATCCATGGGTGTCCAAAATGACGAAAAGAACTATAAAAGGCCAAAACCATATCAACACTTTCCTCTTTTAAAATGACATTTGAAAATCTACTTAAATCTATTCCTCTTTCTAACCTTAATTCATTTATGCTAGAATAAATATGATTTTCAAAATTTGGAAATTCTGGTATCCTAGGTCGACTTTTCCTGACTATTTTAATTAGCCTCAAATTACATATACTTTCTAATAGTTTGATTCCTTTGTAGCTTTTATTTCCATGATTTTCCAACAATAAATCTCCTTCTTTATATAAAGCCATCATTGTTTCAATGTTTTCTTCTGTATATTTGTACTCATCCGTGCACACAGTCATACTTAGAATGGTTTGAAATCTACTTATCAGTACATCTTTCATCATCAGTATAAATTCTCTATTCAAAATGATCCTCTCATTTTCCCAGTAGGCATAATTATCAAATATTACCCATCTCCCACTGATATCAAACTCAATGATCCAGCATTTATGTCCTTTATCTTCTAAATTACCTGGTAGTTTGATTTTTCTCAGTTGATTTTTCTTTTGTAAATTAGTCAATTCAATACCTGATCTTGCGTTCATTACACATATTATTCTATGTAGTTCAAAAAATTTGAGAAACCAGCTTTTTCCTAACGGTGGTACATCATTCCAATTTCTTCTTATATCTCCAATTATTAAAGTCTCATCTAATCCGAGTCCTCTATAGAAACTTGCTCCCACCTCTCGTATCCCCTCAATTAGCCTACTCAATGTCTCCCCTAGATTCCAATAATCATTTGTGACTATTGTTTGGTTTAAATATCTTGAAAACACTTTATGGGCATCTTCCGGTTCTCTTAAATGTATTGGATTGATAAAATTTTTGGCAACTCGCTTGATGATGTCAAATTCCTCATATTCGTAGCTCACAAAAGAGTTGTTTAATTCATGGCTCAATCCCCTCACATCTACTACCCAGTTTTTTAGTTCTAATAGTGGGTCAATGATTAAAGGGGAATTTAAATTATAATCCTTATTGTTTATTAAATCCATAGATTCCTCTTCTTCATTGTCCCATAGATTGTCTAATATTTCACTCTCAACCTCATTTTCTTCCCAATATGTATTTAAAGAATCATCTGTGTCAATCACATCAAAAGAATCCATTTTTTTCATGGATTCCTGTTGTTCTACTTATGTCTTAAGAATACTTATGGTTGAAGATCTTCCCTAAATCCTTATAGAAGTGGATGTGTACTGTTTCAAAATGATTGATCAATTCCCCTTCCTTGATTCTGTAAGTCCCTCTCTTAACCATTCTACTTCCAATGATTCTACCCATCATCCCGGATGCATATATCTTCCCAAAAACATACACCCAGGGATTGCTTTCTTGATCAAAAATACTCGACCTAATTTCCTTGAAGTCAAAACTTACTAACCTCAAATATTTATTTTCAATCACATCCAAACATTCTTGCACAATAATTTCTCCAGCTCTACCATCAGCAACATTCTTGATTAAGCACCTGAACTTGAGGTCCATGATGCCTGTTGAGTTTTGCATGCTCTTAACTTATATAATACAAATTTTCTCTTATTTCAGGTCTAATTTCCTCTTTCCTTTATCACCTCTCATTTTTTTCAAGCTGAAATTACTCTCAGCTTCCTTGGGATATCACAAATGTCCATCTCATTTGGTCTCTTAAGAAATCTGATTCCCCTCACTTCTATATTCATACTGATATCTATTGCCCCATATTCTTCTCCTTGAATCAGTAAAGGTACAGTTTTGTTGATGGAAGAGATTCTTTCTCTCACCCCACTAAGGTCTTCAAAATCTAAGCTTGCCCAACTTTCCCCTACAAAAATCCATAACTTATTGCTTTTGTCATTTCTCATCACAAACTCCCCATTGTGTATAGCACTGGGAATCATTAGATCAGACAATCGGGTCAACACCTGATTGCTCCTATGTAGATTTTTAATACTCTTGATAACTAATATCTCAAGTAGAGACCTTTTGTCAATTTCTAAGGCTCTAAAATTGATAATTTGAATTGCAACATGGCATCTGATGAAGTCCATGATGCCTGTTGTCTCTGGTATATTCCTGTTATGACTGCTATTTTCGCGGGTTGTTATTTTTTTCATGTCAAAAGAAAAATAGTTTGATTGTCATCTCCTTAATTGAACCCAGCTTGTATTCTCTATTTGCTATTTTCGTCTTATAAACCTTTGCCTTGCTAGAGGGGCAATCAAACAAATTTTGAAACTCAATTATAATTGGTTTTCTCATTTCTGATTTATTCAACCAATTCCCTTTTGTATTTAACCACCTACAGAACCCAAAATTCGCCTCTTCCTTGAGGACGGAATTTAAATTTCCTTTTGCCATTAGATCAAACAATCCTTCCTCTGTTAATCTCCATAATTCTAGTTTATGAACAACGTCCTTCTTAATTTTCTCATCCAAAATAATTTTAATTTCGATATAACCAAACATTCTAATGTTTTCTATATTTTTTGATTGTTTTTCTCTTTTTAATTATTCTTTTTGTTTTAACGATCCCCTTTCTAAGAAGTTGGATGCACTTCAAAATCTTATAAGAGATTCTGATAATTATTAATCCTATCAGTATTATAAAGATAATCCAAAATCCCAACCTGATCCGACCTTCCAAATTAGTCCACCAATCGATTATCTCTATCTTTCTTGCTTCTGACCAATTTGTAAAATCTTTCCAAAAATTGGACAATAGACTTCGGTCCATTGCCTGTTGCAATTGATGGGTGTCTTATTGGACACTTTAATTTTAATAACATTTTTTTCATGTTTAATAGTCCAGTTTAAAAAATTTAGTAATTTTATGTTTTACATTTAAGAAGGTTTTACTTCTCTTATTTTTCCGGTATATATAATAAATACCAATTATAGTTATGATTGTAGATATTCCCCAAATAGATGATTCCTCATTCCAATACTCTTTATTCTGTATAATTTGTACCTCTTCATCCTCTCCTTCTTTTTTTGTCTCTGTTGCATTTAATTCCTTAATATCTTTATATTCTCGATCCAAATATTCTTTGTCCAGGTTGGTATCATTCTTTCGGTCTGCATTCGTATAATTATGCTTTAGTATATCTTTCCTGGTCACATTATACTCATGTTCTACCCTGAAGAAATCTACTTTTAATTCTTTTTCTGTATCCATGTAAACCTTTTTGAGTGTTTGTAAGATATAACTGGTAGGATATATTATGGTATTTCCCTTTCTAGTAACTCCATTGTACCAATAACTTAGCAAATCAGTCTCATTTCCGTCTATTATATCAGGGTTTCTTTGTTCCTCATACCAATGCTCTCTATTCTTAATATCACTCCACTTAATCTCTTTATTATTTATTAATTTGATTACTGTGTCATTACTTTTTAAATCATCAACAATTCCATCGTTTGTTAATATACCTGTTGTATATTCACACATGCTCATGGATAACATATTCACAGGAACAACTTTACTTCTAAATGAACTACTGATAGTTGTACTGACCTGCCTGTAAACCAAAGCCGGATGCTGGCCAGGTTCAAAGGGTGCCAAATAGTGAAGGTTATTTATTGGTACCGGTCTTTCTAGTTCCAAATTCTTTTTTATTTTTTGACATATGTCATACCTCTTATTAATAGTTGTCAATAACACGGGCCCAATGTTAGAGTACCTCTTCCTTGCCAAATTTACTTCAGGCATGTCTATTTGACTTTTGTTGCAAGCTGTTAATTTCGATGTGAGTGGAGAGTTTTTTATTCTTATGATGGCACCATTAAACAATTTTATTGCAGATTTCCCGCAGTAATTTAACAAGCATGCATTATTAATTGGCAACTCTCCAAAGTTGCTATCATATATAATACCTAGCTTAATCAATTCTAGTCGTATACTCACCTGATTATCTCCCTTAAAGATTTCTAAAGGTATATAGGACTTATCTCCATGACATATCCAATTTTTTGATTGACAGAACTCTGATTGGTAAATATGATCAATTGGCTTTTTATCTGATCCTTCAAAATTAAATAGATAATTATCATTACTCTCAAAACCTATTGGGTCAAACATTGCATTGTAATTAATTAGTGTAATAAATTCTAACTCGTTTACGGAAGAAGAAGATGAATCACATTTGGGAGGAGGGTAGTATGGCTCTTCTTTATTGTTTAAGAGATCCCTATGTTGTATTAACTCATGGCATTTAGATTTATCTATAGGATGGGATTCACTTATATATGTTACTTCATGATCAAAATTATCTAACATTTTGCAAATCACTTTCTTTTTTATAGATGCACACCTATAACCCTGAGATCTCTTTTCCATTGCATAATTTGGAGTGCAAATCTCTCCAATTTCTTTATAAGTATCATCTAATAATTTATTCCTAATATTCATCAGTTGATTCCCCCCACATAGTTCCTTCAACCCCTCTTTTAAACTTATATTTTTGCATTGTTCTGGATAATTAATCCATATATCTGCTCCATTCGCATATGCCATCACACACAACAAGTTTACCGTTAACAGGAACATGATGATCCTGTTGACTATTATTGAACTGAAAGTTTACTATCTCAGTATGTACTTACTGATTTATTAATTATTGCATCATTTTTTTCATGCTAATGATCAAAGAATCTTGATTCCAATGCATATTTATCATCACTTTTGACACTCTTTATCTCTTCATATAAACCTATCTCAGCATCTTGATATTTTTTCTCTATCTTAGGGGATCTGACTTCTTTCCTAGGTTGAGGTTTTAGACTCTCTATTTCTATATCTTCTGTATTTTTAGATTTTGAATTGTTTTTCACCATCTTGTACAGCTTATAAATGGCATAAGTAGTAACAATTGCTCCAACTGCCCAAATGGTCCATCGGACTGCTTTGGCAGTGCTTGTGAACCACCCCGCAACTGCTGAGAGAACTCGTCTACCTCCTCTCTGAATTTCCCTTACTATATCAGTTCGACTCACATTTTTGTTCTCATGTGGGGTCAAATTGATTGACTCTACTTTCTCATCCTCTTCATATTTGATCAAATTTTCTTCTATATTGTCATATTCTTGGACTTCAAATTTAATTAATTTTTGGTATTCTTCGATTCCATCATAAGCAGATTTTGTTTGTAAATACAGCTTATTCTCCCCGACAAAAATCATTCCATTCAAAGTTACATTGATTTTTTGATTCTGACTTCCTCCAGATGGGGGCAACTCTAACATTGTGTGATGACTAGACATCTTATGACCTTTGAGTTCTCCCATTTCAATATAGCCATCTTCATTCTCATCAATGAAAGGACGATATTCACACATAGTGCGCTCATAAGATCCTATTCCGACATGATCTTTTTTGACCATTCCACCTTTGGTAGAAGATTTCCAGTTAATACTGCAATTTTTAATTACCCCTAAAGAACTAGATAAGGATAAACATAGTTTCTCTTGCCACTTTGTTTGCTTGAACAAATAAGCATAATCTCTGCCTGGTCTAGTTGGAGCTAAATATGACATATCAAGAGTATTAATGTTCTCTCTATTTAAAATTTTACTAATAGTGTTTAGACACCTTTCATGCTCCAACTCCGCCTTAATGTCCAACTCCTCAAATTCAGTTCTATCAGTATGCATTCTAAATCCCGGTTTTTTTCCAACACATTCCCTTATCTCAAAATTTTGTACATCCTCATTGGTCTTGTTTTCTATACTCCACCACTCTCCATCCGCGAATATGATTCCGTCCCTCCCGCAGAATTTGGATAAACAGCCCTTGTTTATATGTACTAGCCCAATATCCGGAGCTTCCCACAACCTTTCTTTTTCGTTCAATTCACTCTTGAATGACTTGACCGTGATACATTCCCAATGTTGATGGTTGCAGTGTTCACTCACTTCCTTTACCCTTATATCTGGAACCCAAGTTCCTGTAATATCCTTAAGTTGACATCCCAATTTCTTGCTGTCTTCTATGGTACAAGGTTTCAAGAATCTGGAGTCGTAAATCATATTATCATAAGGATTTAAGAAAGGTTTATGTTGAATCAATATATAAAATTCAATTTCTTGTTCCATCTCAGCGTTCCAGAAACAACCAGCTGGTGGGTAATAAGGGGGTATTAATGCACCTTGATCTAATTTTTTAACTGCATCATTGCATCCTGAGAATTCAGGTATGACTTCTAAGATTTGGTATTCGATTGATGTGGAAAAATACCATGTCTCAGTGCATTTGGTTATCCATTTTTGTTTTCGGCAAATAAATCCCTCTAGATGATCATCATCTTTCAATTGTGGTCGACAAATTTTATTGTAATGCTCTTCTTTTGCCAATTGATGATGGGCTTGCAGGGATAACTCATTAACCCTTTGAGGACATTTAATTTCATGTAACTTAACACTTTCTAATCTACCACAATTTACTGGTATATTATAGATTTTGCTTCCTGAAGTCAGCTTAATTAATATGATCCATGCAAGGACTCGAAACATCTTGAGCCCCTGTTGAAGATTCATAATTTGACTCTCGCTCCAGTATTCATGTAATCATTTTTTTCATGATCTACTGACATTTGTGAACCCATTTTCTCCTTTTATATTATGACATAAGTTAATATCATAAGAATCCAAGAGATCTTTAAGATCTGGTGGTCTGGCACCATTGCCCAACTCTAAATTATAAGCATCCAAGATGTTTTTCCCTCTTCGTCTACTTTTCTTGCATGAGAATTGGTAGGATATAGAGACAGGTTCCCCCATGTGACTGGTCATCAAATATTTGTTATATTTAATCTCTTGATCTCTTGGATGAATCTCAACAGTTCCTGTAAATTCTATCACCTCTGTAAATCCATTGCTGTATTTATGGTTGTTTCGAACGCTAGATGACATTCGTCTCAAATGAGTTCCAATTGTTAAATAACTAGTTATAATGAGTGCTTTAGACAGATAACTCCCATCATATTCATCCACCATAACATTTAAAACTTTCAACATGTCCATAGTTCTTTCAATAGGTTTGGATGATATCACCTCCAAATTTGCCTGTACCAAGTAAGATTTGGTCACAAATTGTAGTTCATTTTTATCTTTCTCATCCTGATACACATCAAGATAGTCCGGAGGAGCTGTACCCCATACGAGCATTGGGTCAGATTCTCCATATGAAGTACTCCTACCATCAATTGAGCCTCCTTTGGATTTCCCTTTCTTGAATAGGGTCAACATGGTGAGGCCTGTTGAATTTTGTTTAATTTCCAGTCTTGTGTATTCTTGTGATCCGAAACGGTAGAAGTGGGATCATAAACTGCATTTATTCTTCATTTACATGAATTCTTCATTTTTTTCAAGTTAACAAAGTATTATCTCATCAATGTTTAACATTTTGCCCATTGCCTTGAAGCTTTTGGATTTTCTAAATAAGTACTTAATCATATCCTCTGTTGTATTTTCATCCACAATCCCAGACACGACACTGTAGAGTTCATGATATGTCCCAGGCATGTTATCAGCGTTCATTTTTACATATCCTTTTCCAAATTTCTTTTTAATTCGAATGCCTCTTTGAAATTGATCCATTATTTGATCAAATTTAGATCTGTCCTCTTTCATGGCTTCATTTTGTGGGGACTTTCCCGTCACATCAATTTTATTGCACTCCCTGGTTCCCCGTTTTTCTATCACTATCTTCACTCTTTTTGATTTATTATTACTTACATTGAAGTCTTCTCCCTCTCTTATTTCAAATGCTGATAATACTTTCAGGACGTCTTTAAGACTATCCTCATCTATTTCCACAATGTATTTGTTTTGTATATCTTTCATTTGTTTAGGACCCCTCATCCCTTTCTTATCCTTTTCATAAGAATCACTCTCAAACTCATCATCCCAAGATAATTTGGGGCTGACTTCGGAAGATTCTATTATTTTGAGTAAACTATGCTCCCAGTCGTCTTCAATGCCGTTGGCCTTTTCCAAATCCTCTAAGTTAATCTCAATAGGATAAACTTTGGGTTCACTCTTATTTAATAGAGGATTAATTGGAAGGATTTCTTCCGCAACTTGATCTCCCTGAGCAAAACTTCCATCTTCATCTTCCTCTAATAAAATATGTTCCTGCAGATTCCTTTGAAGTTTCCCTGCATCATATGTGCCAGTCATGAGTTTTACTTTCTGATGGCTCATGATGCCTGTTGCCTTTTTATAGTGTGTTTTTTGATCCTTCAATCCATCATGTTTTTTTCATGTCAAACAATAGAGGATAAGTATTTTCCAATTGTATTTGGTCTTGCATTTTGTATTTTCTTACATTCTCTCATGCAAAATTCGGTGACTTTATCCGGGAGCACAAAATGATTTGATTCTAAGTATATGAACCACTCCATTGGATCAGAAGACTTAGGCATTGCTCCAAATTCATCATCATTGTCTGATTCATTGTCATCTTCATCGGATTCATCTGCTCCCTCATGCTGCTTTTCATAAGCTCTATCCTCAGATTTCAAGAAAGCTTTAGTTAATGCAGCTTTGTTAGATTTAACGTAAGCAACCACAAAAGCATTCATTTTGATATTTTGAAGATTGTGCTCACTGACCATGCGTGCATGTTTAGACCTCTCTGACGTAAGCAATGTCCCAATAACATGTAAGAAAGTATATATGTGTGGGCAGGATATAGAAGAATAAGGGGATTTGTTTGATATACCCATATCCATCATATATGGCATATAAGAATAAGGTTCATCTATTTCATTTCCCTCATCCATGATTTTCACTACATCTTCTCCTACATTTGACACGAAAATCCAATCCAATATTTCTTCAATTGTTAAACCGGTCACATCACAAGCATGTCCTAACGCCATCAAACCCGCTGAGTCCTTGTATCTAGATGCCACTGTTCCAAACCTTACATGAGCGTACTTATTATTTTTGAATTTGTTCATGAACATGTCAAATCCAGCTGCAATTTTACAAAATTCACTGTTTGTTACCCAACTTCCATGAACTGCTACATCATCTATAATGTTTGGTGCATCTTTTCTATATCCTTTTATCTGTGCATTTAACTTGATGAGAAGATTATTCCTATGATTCTGATTGGAGGATCTACCTAATCTATAATACGCTAATAATGCTAAGGTCAACCAGGCATCATCACTCTCATCCACATTATTTACTCTTCTCCCATCTATTGTCTGATCATCTTCTATTACTACCTCATAGAAGTTCCAAACATTGATTTCTTGATTTCTTCTCCCAATATTCACTCCAAATGATACCCAATCTCCCTCTAATTTTTCAGTGATTTTTTCTCCAACCAAATATAAATATCTTAGAACATGCTGCAGTACAAGTTCTCCTCTCTCTAGCCCTCCAAAAACTAGCTCTCTAACTGTTGGTAAATCCAATTTTCCTTGTGGTACTCTCAAGGTTGGTTTCTTTCCATTTCCATTGATAAAAAATTCTTTTGGATATTGTGGCGGTATAGTATCTGTTGGCTTAACTGCCTTGATCTCCTTCTTATTCAATGTGCAATACATTGTGAAGAAAAGAGACCTGTTAAAACACTAAATTAGATAATAGAGCAATTAGTGTTTTTGTTTTTCTTCGT